AGCGATGTGTTGAAGTTGATAAGTTCTCGTTCAGTAGGGATTCGCTGCAATTCCTGGATCCATTCTTTGTATGCTTCCCAGTCATTCCTTTTGCCTGCATTTTGCGGGATGGTGCCATACTCTTTGAAGTCGCCATCTTTTTTGCAATAGTTGGCTGCTGCCTCGCTTGTCGCAACTGCTCCTGCGAGGTAGGCACGGGCTCCGATGAGACGTTTAGCATTAGTAAACCGAATAGAAGAATTAAAGATAACAAAACCTTGCAGGTGTGGTGTTCCATTTTCACCGACTTCTTTGCCGAAGATTAGATATTGTACGCGTGGACCAGAGCCAAGCGAGTCAAGATGAGCAATTTCAGCGTCGCTGTAATTGTTAAGTGTGAAAACATAGCGACGACGAGAACCATTGTTGTTGGTGGGAGGATTCATTTTTGCTTCAGAGCTGAATTGTGAGAAGAGATTGAACCGGAGTCAGAAGTGTGCTAGGTAATATTATACTAGCACACTTTTTTGTTTTTAATCGTGGTGCAATTTGCACCGGGTTCCCATAATTTGAATTCAAATCATTTAAGAAATGCCTGTTAAACGGACACGTGGACGATCCCGCAAACCTCGGCGTGCGCCGATGCGGAAGCGAAATACGACTCGTTCAAAAAAACCGGCGTTTAGAAAACAAGCCTTAGATATTTTAAAAACAATACCGACCGATCGGGTTAGATACGAGACAGTTGTAAACACGACTACTCAATTAGTACTCGGAACTAAAGAGTTAGACGATCAAGATCTAACAGTAATTAGCCCGACCGGCGGTGTTGACGGAAGGACGAATGACACTGTGCGCATTCGTGGATATAGGATTAGGTTTCACTTCGTGAATAACCTGTTGAGTCCCTTAATAGTTAATGTTGCTATGGTTGTACCACGCAATACTCAATCTGACTTTAAAGAAAGATTCTTCCGTCAATTAGGGTTAAGCAGTTCGGGATCGGCTGAAAGGGGACTGGATTTTGACAGTTCTGCTTTGAGTGGAATTAGCTACGCTACCTTACCAATCAATACTGATGAATTCGGAGTTATTTGGCATACACGATTCAAGCTCGGTGTTCCATCGACTTCTTTAGGCTTCTCCTCTGGAGAACTTAAGAACTATAGATCATTATATAGGTATATCCCTATTAATCGGGACTTACAATACTATGACAGGAACAACGGCACTACTGCTTTAGAAAAGATATGGATGTTAGTTTGGTGCGCCGGCATGTTTGAAGTAGCGGGTGGCGCTACAGTGCCTGGTGCGCTCGATTATCAATGCCATCATGTTGCTGTCTTTGATAACAAGAATAACTCTTAAACCGCCTCCTAACCCCCACCTGGGGCTTACCGACGTTGTGCACCAAAACCCTAACAGTTGGTACGTTCGTTGTCAGTCTCCATAAGAAGGAGCGTGCAATGAACGGGGTGTGGTTCCCTAGGGTTACACTTTGCTTCGCAAAGCGTTAACCCTAGGTCACAGTGCATACTACATATGAACGGGCTGCGCCCTTTAACAAATAACGTTGAATTAATACCTTAATTAAACTAAATCTCAATAATGTTGTAACGATCCTCTGTTAACTGTGTCTGATCCGGTTTCTCATTCGAGAAGACAATCACCTGGACTGGATTCCTCAATACTTTCAATGAACTCTCGTATTTCGCGCTGAAGATCATCTGGTCCTTCAAACTCTCCAGAACGGAATACTGCAGATACGTCATCTGCTCACGGGGGATATCAAAAATAAAAACACGCTTAGTTTCATCAATTGCATAAGCCAAGTCATCACGTTTTCCAATACGAAGGATCTGAACTTTGTCCGGATGCTTCGACAGTGCCCAACGACAAATCCAAGATTTTCCTTTACCTCCATCGGGGTCTACAACGAAATGAATACGACGCGGGGAAGGGTTGTCCGATTCTACCAATCCGGCAACTCTGAGCTGCCATCCAAGGCGGGGTTCTCCTGCTCCAACCAAGTCTGGAGTCGTGAGGTAGGCATTGGCGATGGCGTAGCACTTCTTGGAATAACGGGCGTAGAGCGATGTGTTGAAGTTGATAAGTTCTCGTTCAGTAGGGATTCGCTGCAATTCCTGGATCCATTCTTTGTATGCTTCCCAGTCATTCCTTTTGCCTGCATTTTGCGGGATGGTGCCATACT